TATTGGCTGGGTATATCCATCATGTTTGATTGAAGTGTATAACAATTTCATTTCCGCACCAGCAACACTATTAGGATTGTAGTCGTTTGCTTGCACCATATCTATATCAACCCATTTAACTCTATCAACCGGCTGCTGTATCGGTGTAATTTCATGCAAAAAATCTTTGATCTTTTCGATCATGTCAATTTTGGTCTGATCATCTGTGCCATGAAAGGCTTTTTCTAACTCATGCAAAATTTTCATACTGCTACTGGTATCCAATCTTTCGCTTCTGATTTTTGAACAAATTTAATGTCTTTTGGCTCGCCTCTACGCCATCTTCTGTAAGTAATCGCATAGGGGCTTTGCTCAAAATTGCTGCACTTAGTGAAATCAATATCCTGTGCAAGCACTGTTGCGATATGAACTTTATGAAGCTTTGAAACGTCTTTCATAAGACCATACTTCTCATCCATAGCATGAAACCGCTTTCTCATTGCGTCTTGATAGGATTGATCAGTTACTAGATTGACCAGCAAATGATCTCTGTATTCCTTCCAGTCTTTGAACATATACGGCAGCTTCTTAGCTTGGAACATATCTTCCTTGGTCATATGGCGGGCTTGATTGATACCCTCTAATCGCTTGGTTAATTTATTCCATGTCTCGCGCTCTATCTCTTGAAGATAAAAAAGCTGGTGAACTGCTGTTTCATGATGAAGATTTGAAACTCTCATTTTAGTCGGGCTTATCCCATATTGATAAAAGTAGTCATATGCTTTGGCGTATTGCCACCCATTCTCATGTATGGATTTCCAAATGTCCGTATATGACCAATCATAAAGAGGATAGAAATTATACTGCCCAACTTTTTTATCTACAGCCTTGCCCCAAGTAATCCATTTATAAGTTGCTGCCGTTGTTAAACCCGCAAGACGAGCGGGACTTTCCTCTGCCCTTACTCCCGCTAAGACAGCTAACTTTTTATTGGGCCAATGATGCTTCATAATTGCTGGGAAAAGATCAAAGAACCTATCAGTGCCATATATGTTTTCTGTTATGGCGAAATCTTCCTTTGGTCTCATCCAATCTTCGTCATCGCCCTCTGTCCAGCAATGCAGAAAGTGCTGATCGTTTGATGTCGAGTTAGTCATGCGAATTGGCATCTGGAACCACATAGGATCTACACGGGGATCTGTCATAACATCCCTGACGTAATCTATTACATTCTGCCACTCAGCTTCTTGATCTAAGAACATAACCTTAAGCGGAAGCCTGTTTCGCTTCTCAGCAACCATCATAGCAAGCTGAAATGTTACTGTGCTGTCCTTACCGCCTGAGAAGGAAACAACGACATCATCAAACTCATCAAATATATGCTCTATACGCTCTAAGGCTGCATCCCACACATTCTGTTTAAGATAAATCTTCATAGCTCTAATATTAACTTTCTACCGCTGCACTTGTATTCAATCCCAGTAGGTTGGAATTTAAACTTCTTTGTAAATAGAGAAGATTTAGATGTGGTTTCGATTGATTTTATACCTAACGTCATAGCATAGCGCACTAATGTATGAATTAAGAGTGATGCAATTCCACCCTTACGAAAAGCAGTTTTAACATATAAATGATTTAATCTACCTTTGTTTTTTCCTAAAATCCTTAACGCGACACATCCTGCAATATCACCACTCATATCAGCGCAAAACCAAATCATATTCTTTCCGTCATGAAACTCTACAATGCCTCTGTCATCCTCGCTTTGAAGATGTTCGATTTCATGGAATTTGCAGGTGCGAAATTTCATATCTCTAAATGTAAATCGTTTGCGCTATTTCTTACTTTAAGGTTAAGAGCTTCAAATGACTGATCTACAGAAGCAATACTCTTTGTATCCCTTACTACTGACCCTATTGCAGAAGGGGTGCCAAGAGTAGATTTTACGCTAAGATCATGACGTGCAAAACTATGACAGAGAGTTACAATTCTCTTTTTATATTTCTGTGCGGCAAATCTAAACCTTACCTCATCGTGATATTTTGCTTTTGCTCTATCAATAATCTCGTTGCATTCTATTACATCCTGAGCGAACTCAGGCGAAATCATATAGAACTGCGCCCATAAAAAATTGTTATCATTAAACCCATCAAAACCCTTTTCAGATATTTCTTGAAACTCTTTTCTTGGAGGGGTGAATAGACTTATTAACCCTATTGGGTCTGTCAAATGACCTTTTAAAACATTGATGTGAGCATCTATCGCCGTAGGTAATGGCTTGATGTCATCTTGAGCAATCAAACAAATTTCAGTTCCTGACGCTATTGCGGTCAATGCTTGCAAGGTATTGAACCACGGCCCTTTATACTCATGATCAATATGTATTGTTATTTGATCTATAGATTTGCAGAGAGAAAATGAGTGAACTAGACGTCTAAGGGGCGCTGATCTATCTGGAACTGTAATTATGTGAGCCTTCATTCTTTAGGAGGCTCCTTTGGTTTTCTTATATCCTCACGCTCTCTGTTAAATATTTTGCTGTTATTGGGATCATCTGACATGATCCAATACCTCCATCCATCAAGATAATAATAGTTGCGAGGCTTTTTGAAGAACTGCTGTTCTATACCATGCTTTTTGATCATATGAGCAGTCCATGTAAATTCTTCTTTGTTTTCCCATGTATCCCCAACAGTATAAAAATGCGGCATCCAAGGCATTGTTTTTGCAAATTTATATTTAGCTGATCTCAAGTTTTCATTTAACCGCTCTATCTCATCATTCATTAAATTTCTCCTGCAATTTTTGAGCGCGACCAGGGTTCAATTCAGCCGCAACAATATCAACTCCCCATCCATCCATAATTTTAGAAGTAATCCCAAGACCCGCGAATGGTTCAAATATACATGAAGGATTGTGGTGCTTGATCGCAAGTTCCAGAACGTCGAAGCCATTTATAGCTTTTTGGGGTTGCGGCAAATCTGAATTGAACTGCAATACGCAAAACGGCTGTTTTGTTGTTTGATAACCAAAGATCTTGCGAACAAAATCAAACCCATGATCTCTACCTATATTAATAACTCGCTCGAACCCCTTCTTCCCATACTCTATAAAGGTAGGCTTTCCAGATGGGGCAAGCTCAAATAAACGGGATATGATCTCGTCAATATCATTCTTAGGCGGCGTATATCCCTTCTTACGCATATCTGTCTCAAACCACTTTACCATCCTATTTTCCCAAGGTGGATCTGTGTAGGTCATATCGCATTCATCCGCATAGTCAGATGGTAAGCTAAGAATATCAGAAACTTGAAATTTCCTAAGAGGCATTATCTGCCACCAAAGGTAAATTCTTCACCACAATGAGGGCATATTACATCTGTTGTTTGTTGTGGCTGCAATCTACTACTTTGATCGTTTTGCATAGACTGATCAGCCTTTATCATCTTACCTTCGTCAATCTCTGAGGCATCAAAACTAGGCTCATATACTGGATTGAAATTGAATGCTGACATATCAATATCGACACCCATTAATGTAAGATCATATCCGTCATTACTCATTTCCTTTAGCTGGTTAAAATACTCATTAGTATCCCATTCCCCATTTTCAGCTAATTTGTTGTCTGCAATGACATAGGCTTTCTTCTGTTGCTCAGTCCATCCTTCCGCTCTAGTGCATGGAACCTCTGATATTCGAAGCTTTTTGGCTGCGAACAATCTGCCATGACCAGCTATAATCTGATCATTTTCGTCTATAAGAATAGGCATAGTCCAACCCCATTCTCTAATACTATTAGCAAGTTGTTCAATCTGAGTATCTGGATGGATCTTTGGGTTTCGATCATATGGTATAAGATCGTCTACTAATTTGATCTCAATTTTGTTTGCGGCCCAATTTTCCATAATAACTCCCTTTGTTTCTTATTTTATAAAGAGCGTGAATAGATTTATCAATACTCTTAGTTAAAATAAAAAACCCGCTCTCATCGCAGTGCGTATCCTAGCCAGAGAACGGGAGGTATTGAGGTAAAGTGCCTAAGCATTTTTATATTACATCCTTTTGATACCGCCTAGCAACTCCTCTGATAATCTTTTTCTTGCCTCTGCATCTGGGTTCTTTCTTGGCGGCGCTTCTATCTGAATTTTAGGCGCGGCATCGACAATCCTTTTTCTGTTTTTAAGAAGCATCTGAACGATCAATCCTTCGTGCGGCCTAGTCCTTGGGTATTCAATCAAATATTGTCTGCAAGCCGTATCTATCTCATCGCGGGTATAATCCTGCAAACAATCCATCCAACCTAGAAGTATATCTCTCTTGACTAGCTCATCCTGTGGAAGCTGAAAATATCTGCCCATAAGAGCCTGTGCTTTTATCGCTATATAACCCCTATGCTTTGTAAGCTGCCCATCGTCCATGATTTTGCTTTGAAGCGCTGGTAACATTATCTTAGCCTCGCAAGATCATTAACCATTCCTCGAAATTCAATATCAACTCCCTGAGGTGCTTCTATCTCATCGTCCCATCTTTCTTGATTAAGCCATGTAGAGGCATGAGGTATAAACTTAGCATCTTTGCCATGTACGCTCTGAGAATATTCAGAAACCGCATCCATGATGGTCAAAAGAGTTGTTTTATGAACAGCCTTATTAAATGCGTCCTTGGCTTTTGCCTTGCCTATCTTTCTAGGGTAAATTTTCCAAAATTTATCGAAAGCAATTTGCACACTATATAGAGGTTCTTTTCCAAGCTTATTGCTTACAAGGTTAAGGGTAGGAAGATTTTTCTGGGGATGGGTGGAAATATTTTCCTTGGGGGTAGGAATATTTTTCCTATGGCCTGTGTCTCCATGAGTATCAGTAAGTATCAGGAGGTATTCATTGCTAGTTTGAGATCCGTTATCTCTGTTTCTCTGTATGATCTGTATCAACCCCTTGTCAGCCAAATCTGCAAGATGATTTCTGACACTTCTATCTGTCATTTCTGATAGTTCAGCCAATCTTTTATGGCTTGGGAAGCAATCTCCAGTTTCGCCGTTATGATGGTCAGCAAGCCAATAAAGAACAATCTTAGCGGCTGGTGTTAGCCCTTGTTGTTTCATAGCCAATGCGGTCATGTAGTGTGACATATTCTATACGCCCCTTTCATATTATTAACATTTCTTATTGTATCGCCCAGAAATGCCATGTATGAATAGCGTATCTGGATTGATCTGCTTCATCCATTTAATAAGAATATTGACCGCTCGTCAATAAATCCTTATTGCCTGTGCCCTCGCTCCCCAGCGGGGGCATTTTTTCATTTATGAACTTCAAAATAATCAGATAACTTCTGCAGAGTTCCAAGTGATGGGTTGCCCTCATTTTTCCGTATACGAGATAATGACATATAGGTAAGGCCGCATTTCTCAGCGACATACGATAGGCGTCGATCCTCTAGCTTTTCCCTGACTTGATCAGCGGTCAAAAGCGGGCTGTTCTCATTCATAATAACACCTTTTTGTTAATTATAGCATTTTTTGCTTTACTATAATTAAAACAAACGATATATAAAGTAAATAGGCAATAAGGGGAAAATTATGAGAAAGCCAACTATAGCAGAAGTCAAAAGCGAAATCATGACTGCAATTACTCTGCATGACAAAGAGATCTTAGATAGGGTCAAGAACACTGACGCTTTGTTTAGCGATGTGGTCGATCAGCTGTTCCCTCTGGGATATGATAAAGTAATATCAAAGGGAATTGAAAATGCTTGGAAGAAAGCAGAAGCCAAGGGCTTAGCTAATGCGAATTGATACTGGGATGCTTACCTATTTAGCTAATGAGCTATCAGAGTATTCTGATGACCTTGAGGCTTTTTGGGATACGATAGACGGGGAAACTGACATAATGGATGTCGTGGGAACCCTGATTGAAAACCTTATCAATACAGAAGCTGATGAGGAAAAGATTAATTACATAATAAAGAAATACACTGAACGCAGGGATGCGGTCAGATCAAGAAATGCAGCAATAAAAAGATCAATCAAACAGATCTTGCTTGCTACTGGGAAGGATAAAATCCCGCATACTCTCGCAACCATATCATTACGCAGAGGCACAGAAAGCGTAGCGATACAAAATGAAAAGGAGATACCCTCTCAACTGTGTAAGGTGACTGTCACGCCTGATAAAACAGAAATCAAAAAACAATTAAAAGCGGGGGTCAGCATTGACGGTGCTGAATTAGTATATGGCCCTCAAACTATAAGTATAAGGATTAGGTAAATGGAACACGTCAAAGCGTTCATAGCCGCCCAAGGAGATCTTGGAGCGGCACTAAAGACAGCGAAAAATCCCTTCTTGAAAAATGACTACGCACCTCTTGATCAAGTTCAAGATGCCGTTATCCCAGTATTTGGCAAGCACGGGTTTGCAGTCATTCAGTTAGGGGGATCTGATGAGTGTGGGCAGTATATAGATACAAGGCTAGATCATGAAAGCGGGTCTGGATATTGCTGTAGAATATATCTGCAATTTAAGGCTGGTGACATGCAATCATTGGGAAGTGCAATAACATATGCTCGCAGATATGGTTTGCTATCAATTACTGGAGTAGCGACGAAAGACGATGATGGGCAAGAAGCATCGGGTATTCAAAGCCAGAAGGTTGCAAGATGCGACCAATTAATATCTGCACTTGGAAACCCAACAGCAGAAATGATTTTACAATTTGAAAGAGAGGTTAAAGATTTACACAAGAAAGTACAGAAGTTCGATGAACTCAAAGCAGAACAATTAAGGCAAGCGTATAAGAGCGCTGAGAAAAAGGTAACAGCATGAAAACAATAACAGTCATGGGGCGTCTATATGCAGACGCAGAATTAAGAAATACCAACAATGGCACAGAGGTTTGCGGATTTAGAATGGCGGTCGATGATCGCCGCACTAAAGAAACATATTCCTTTGGCGTATCATATTGGGGGAAGGCTGGCGCGGCCGTTTCTCCATACCTAAAGAAAGGCACACAGGTATGTGTCTCTGGAGATTTTTCTTGGAGAGAATACAACGGGTCTAAATATCTTGAGATAAACGCGCAATCATTAACCTTAGCTGGGTCAAAACCACAAACGCAGCAATCCAGTTATAATCAATCACCCGCTACACCAGCGAGTGAGTATGATGACGAAATACCATTTTAAGGAGGTAAAAAATGGCACGAACAGGACGTCCACCAAAAGCAGAAACAGCTCTGAAACGAGCAGTCGATGATATCGCAAATCTTCAAGCTCAAAACTCTCAACTGCGTGAGCAAATTAAACAAGTAAGAGCGGATGAAAAAAAAGCAGTAGAGATAGTTAGATCTCTTGAGGAGAAGTTATCTTCAATGGAAAAAAGAGGATATAAGTTACCTCAGTCTGAACATGATGATGAAGAATGTAATTTATCACATAAGCAGATGGCGTTTATGTCTATTGCTCATATGTTTTTTAACGAATGAGTGAAAAGCCTCGCATAACTATTAAGTTGCGCGAAGGCAGATTTGAACCAGCAACTGCATTTGATGCGGAAGCGCTGGCTCAATACTCTGGTGAGCAAATGTTTGACTTATTGCCTATTTCAAAGCGCTCACCAGAGCATCATAAACTATATTGGTCACTTCTTGGCAAAGCTGTAAAGGCAACTGGGAAATGGCCGACATCTGAGCATTTGCACAGAGATCTTAAAATGGCGTGTGGATATTACACTACAGTAGTAAATGAGTTTGGCGGGGTTTATTTATTGCCTGATACGATAGCCATGAAGAAAATGAACCAAAAGCAATTCAATGAGTTTTTTGAAACAGCAGTTGAAAAGCTATCGGACGCTCTTGGGTTTGACCCAATGGATTTACTAAATGACTAATCTAGCCAAAAAACCGCCATTAGGTCTGAAAGTAAAAGAAGCTAAGAAAGATAAAAAATTTCTTCATTGGGTAAGATCTCAGAAATGTGTAATCTGTCAAACTTTCCATGAAGTTCAGCTTAGCCCGACACAGGCTCATCACCCGATACATGACAGATTTTCTACTACAAAAGTTTCCGATAAGAAATGTATACCATTATGTGAGGGTCATCATCAGGGAATGTTTGACACTAGCAAAACAGCAATTCATAGAGATCCCAAACTGTGGCGAGAAAAATATGGATCAGATTACGATTTTTCTATGTAACTCTTACCGTCATCCCATTGGAATTTGACATTGATATGTGGAGCTTGTCCGACATCAGTATAACGCTTAAATACTGTCATATGCCATATTTGTTTATCATCATCATAAACAATTCCGTTGCATCCGTCTAAAACGGCTTTCGCAATGTTATCAATATCAGGGCGTGGTGGAATTACTATTCCAGCCTGACATTCCATTACTTTCTTACGAGAATATGATTTAGGTATTTCCATGAAAGCTGTCATTATCAAACCTACTCGTCTGTCAGTAGATTTAAGCTTGTCTCGCTTCATCTCAGCCCAAGCTGATTGTGAAATCCTGTCCTCATACTTCTTTGTATTAACATCTGTGTATACGATGCCATTTTTGGTAAATCTTGGTCTGCCCTTTCCGATTGGCTGACCAGCTACTACGAACTCACAGGTTTTTATTGCCAAGTTACTTGCCCTGTTAATATCATTAACGGAACT